ATGTAGCGACCCGCACGCATAACCGCTTCACCAGCAGCCACTGGCGCAGCCACGCCCCCCGCCGTCCCCCAGTCGTACCGCTTGCATTTAGGACACTGTGCCGGATTTGACTTGCGAGGCGACCAGGTGTAATCACACCGCATACACCTACACTCACCAGCGACCACCGCAACCAGCAGCCGCCCCATTGAGTTGTGTAGACCGTCCCAGTCCTTCCGCTTGCATCCAGGGCATTGTTGCGGATCTTTGACGTTTGACATCCAAGAATGCCCACACTTTACACACAAACACTCTGTTCGACGCTTTAGCATAGCAACCATAGTAGACTCCCTTTGTCCATAGTGAGTAGCTTTTCGACTCATTTTGACTTACTCCCTTTTATCTGATATGTCAAATTATTTCTTATCACCTTTGTATCCATCCAGACAGCCACCAACCGAGCCGACGCCGTAAGCCCTTGTATTTACAGTAACCACCCCACCAGAACACCTTTCATACGCCTGTTACTCTCCGGGGGATGTAAGTATCTGTTTTACCATTCATTTTCCCCCTTATTCCCTTAACCCCTTTACTAAATGATAATTGATGTAGAGAAAAAAGAGTGAATAGAAGAGGAGGAGAGAAAGATAAAAGATAAATATAATATAATTGTGTTTTTTCTCTAAAGAGTGAAAACACCTTGTTTTTTTGGCCAGTGCCGGGAAGTTGAATGATTACAGCCACTTAAAAAAACCGGAACAGTCTACTATCCTCTATTAACCAATGATTACAATAACTTGGTTAAGGGGGTAATAGCAGTAGGTACCCCAGCCAGGCGCGAGCCGTCTGCAGTGTGACCACATGCCATATTGACACGTAAGTCAATTATGCGCTACACTCTGTGCCATCTTTGGCACAACAGGAGGCAGGAAATGAATGATCCCTTTGATCCTACAGGAGTTTTTGCGGCAGCGGCACCGAGTGTGGCAGCAACTGTGCCACAATTGGCACACCCCAAGGGTTATACGTCCCGAGGCGTACCAATACCTAGCAAACCCAAGGGAACACTCAATAAAACGACCAGGAAGGCCGTTAAACTCGTCGTTGAGCATGGGGTGGACCCTAAAGACGCATGGGAGCTGGTAAACGGCAAACCCGCGTCGGCAGGAGCTGTGCAGAACCTCAAAGCGAAATGTACTGATTACTCTTTGCAGGGGGAGGAAATGCAGCGTCTGTCCCACCGAGTGGTAAAAAATACCCTCAGAGGCAAACCACTGGAGACCAGGCGGCCCCAGATCGACAAGGCAACGGGTATGCAAGTAAAGGATGATACGGGACAACCTATTGAAATCATTGAGCGCCAATACCCCAGCCATACAAACATGCTGGCCGCCGCCTCAATGGTCCATGATCGAGTTGACCCGATTGTCCGGCAGAATATCAACCTGAACGGCAACCTGGCAGACTTCTTGCCGTTTGAACTTGGTAAGTATCGGTAGGCGAGCGGCGGATCGACCAGGCTCCAGGACCAGGAGACAAGGGGTCATCTTGCAAGTGGTTGATTTGGTTAGGTTGCACCGTTCGACCGTTCACAGTATGAACATTAGAAAACGGCTCTTGTCAATGGGGATTAGCCAAAAGACAAGGGAAACCTGAGCTTGGGAAACGTGAACCCGCGCCAGTAGCCGATCTAGCAGGAATCCGGATATATGAGCCTGAAAATATTCATATAATTCTATGTCGGGTGGGGTGGCAGACCCTTTTCCCGGGCTGTGCAGTAACGGTCGCCACCCACCTGACAGGGTGCGTAAAAAATTCTACAATCAGTACATATTGCCTATTGACACAGACCCCACTGACATGTATTCTCACGGTCAAGGAGGGTCACACTAATGACCACATTTGGATATGCAAGGGTTAGTACCACCGATCAGCATCTAGACGCTCAGATCGAGCAGCTCACCGCCGCAGGATGCGACAGGGTGTACCAAGAGAAGGCCAGCGGCACCAAAACAGGATCAAGCCGTCCACAACTCGCCGCTATGCTCGCCGCGGCACAACAGGGCGACCTGGTTATGGTCTGTAAGATCGACCGCATTGCCAGGAGTGTGCGGGACTTGGTAAACATCCTACATGACTTGAAGGAGCGAGGTGTGGCATTCAAGGCGATCAATTCGCCGTTCGATACCAGCACTCCTGTTGGCAAGATGACGCTACAGATGCTCGGGGTCATAGCTGAGTTTGAGCGCGACTTGCTACTGGAGCGTCAACGCGACGGTATCGACCGCGCCAAGGCTGAGGGTCTGTACAAAGGCAAATCTGCCACGGTCACAGTGGGCGATACAGCCGAGCGCGTTCAGGCGATGCTCGACATGGGCCTCAGCAAGCAACGTGTGGCCGACCAGACCGGCGTCAGCCTGGCTAGCGTGTACCGAATCGTTCGGGCGGCTGCCGTAGGAGGTGTTGCGTGAGAGTAACCGACGACTTCGACCCCAACGGAATACTGCTCAACATGTACCACCTGGTCCAACTCAAGAGGGCGCAAGGTAACAAAGGTTACATTTACCGTGCGTTAATGGTGGACATTTACGAAGAGTACCAGAGATCGTATGTATGGAAGGAGTTGAGAAAACAGGTCAAAGAGCGAGATAAAATGCGCTGCCGTGAGTGTGGTAAAGAGGTTTTGAAGTACGGTGTTATTCATCACAGATCATACGAGAATTGGGGTAAAGGGGATGAACGCGAGATGGCGGATTGTGTGTTCGTCTGTAAAGGTTGCCACAATCACATTCACAAGGCGACTGATATTTATGTACCATTTTGGGCGATGACATCTCCACAAAGTGTCGGAGTAACGTGGGACGATGAAATCAGGATGTCTAACAACTTCATATAGGAGCCACCCCATGACCACAGCCACAGCCACGCAGGCCCACCGCCCACTGACCCCCGAGCAGTACGAGCAGCGCCGTAGGGAGTTCCACGAGGCCACAGCGCCCATCACCAAGGCTATGGGCGACCTACTACTGCTCCAGCCCTTCCGGTTGACCGTGACTCTGGGGGAGCTACCCAAACGCGAGACACTGTGGATACAAGGCCATAAGGAGCTGTTCGACCAGTATGCTGAGATGGTGGACTGGTACGCGCAACGCATCCTGGGGAGGACACCATGACCACAGCCCATCAGATGATCGACTACCTCACCACCCTGCCACCCGACACCGAGATTGAGGTCCTGGAAGCGTACCGGAGCCACTACGACACATGCACGCGGTGGGTGCCCCTGGACCTGAACCACCCGTACAGCGACAGCATGGACCTGATTGCGTTCACCAATGTGGCTGAGGGTCACCCGTACCGCGGCAAGACCATCTTGTTCTTGGGGGTTGAGTGATGCCCCCGCGCAAGGCCACCTACCAAACGCAACTCGGCGGCATGACCTACCAGCAAATCGCCGCGGTCCTGGGCGTCTCACACACCCGCGTCCAGCAAATTGAGGCCGCCGCACTGGCTAAGGTGCGCCGCGCACTGGGCGGCATGGACCTGATACCGGACGACCCACACGCTGCCTGGGTGGAGCCAATGCATTAGGGCTTGACACAGTGTGGATGTATGGTGTATTGACTTGGTGGGCAACAGCCACACGGAGGTGTGACCATGGGACGAGACTACAAACCGATCAAATGCCCTAAATGCAACAGTGAAAACTGCACATCGGAGCCACGGTCACTCGGTCACCCGGGGGAATCGGGTTTTAGACTCATTTCATGGCGAAAATGCTACCACTGCAACCATGAGTGGTCTATATGACCAAGCGCAAGCAGCCACAGCCCATCACCCGCATCACCTTCCACGGCATACAGATCAAGTCGCTTGAGTGCTTCCGAGCCTTCGCGACCAGTGTGGCTGACATCGAGGAACGCTGTGGGGTGCATGAGGTGGAAATCACCCTGTCAGATATATTTTTCTGCCCCTGGATCGACGTGGAGCATTGCCGCAGCACGCCAATGGAACGGCTGTTGATCGGGCTGGTTGGGCGGTTGGACACCCACGGAGGCACACGGTGACCGGGCCAACGATCTGGATCACGATAGGACCATGTAGGATGACCCTTGGTGTGGCTATGATCATCGTCGGCTCAATCGGCAGTGTGATCTGCTGGTTATGTGCTTGACAAACACCGCCACACAGCGTTAATGTGTTTGCGCTCCTACCTTTAGCGGGGGAACATCTGGCACCGTACCAGACCGGAGCGCGAAATTTCACCATACGGACACCTCGACGGAGGTGTGTAGTGAAGAAACCCCGCGCAAAACGTATTAACGGTTCACTCAGAGACAGTTTTATGGCGAAGTTCGATGTGGACTTCTGGACCGGCTGCTGGTTGTGGACCGCTTCTACTGATCAAAAAGGCTACGGCCATCCCAGACACGGTGGCAAGGATTACAAGGCCCACCGCATATCATACGAGTTTTTCAAAGGTCCAATACCAGAGGGCGAAGATTGGCAATTAACTTCACACCACACCCGCAGATTGCCCCCTGTAAGTCGGTCTATGACGCCGATCTACTGGAGCTACGTAAGCGGCTCGGCCTCAGTCACAAACCCCAAGGTGACGACATACAGGAGTTGGCCACACACCCTGAGTTCCCCTGGGTCACGTATTACGCGCACAATTACGAGGCAATGTTCCGCGACATAGCCGGTGGTGAGGACCATGACCGAGAAGCCAGAGCCAAAGGATGCCAGCGTGCTTTGATCAAAGGCGACCTGTTCTACATCGTCGCGTGGGTCATGGAAGTGCCGATGGACATCTGTAACCACCCGTATGTGGTCAAGAGTTGCCACGAAATCGAGAGCAGTTCACCCGATGGCGGTTTGAGTATGACCGACATACTGGACATCGAGTCTCGCGAACATTTCAAAAGTACGACGAGGACCGTGGCGCTCACAATCAAGCGTGTTGTCAACGATCCTGACTGCTGCACCGGCATATTTTCCTTCAAAAAAGACGCAGCCACCAAGTTCCTACAGTCGATCAAGGAGACATTCGAGCGGCAGTTGCTCATTTGGGCATTTCCTGAGATTTTCTACAGTAACCCACATCACGAATCCTCGTCATGGTCATTGCAGAACGGCATCTGTGTCAAACGCAAGTCATCCAGTCGCCGTGAGCACACCGTAGAGGCATTTGGCCTTGTCGAGGGGATGCCGACAGGCTCACACTTTGACCACAGGATTTACGACGATGTGGAGACGTTTGACATCGCAAAATCTGCCGGCCAGATGGAAATCTGCTTCAATTCCTTTGAGATGTCGTTCTCACTCGGTCGGCAGGGCGGCACGGAGATTATTCAAGGCACGTACTATCACCACATGGGGGTATTGGCGCGGATCAGGGACAAAAAGAAGGCTGATGGCACACCCGTCTACCGACTGATCATCAAACCCTGCACTGAGGATGGTACCCGGACAGGTAAACCGGTCCTATTCTCCCCCGAATACCTGCAGCGGTGCATCGAGAAGTCCGGTAAGCAGTTCGACAGCCAGTATCTCTGCAACCCAACCCCCGTGGACACGATTACACTCGACAAGGGGATGCTGCAACCCATCGACCCCGCATTCCTACGCACCGGCAAATGGGCTGATCGCTTCAAATTTTACGTAATTGACCAAGCAGGCGGCACGGACACGAACATCAGTGGCCCGGGCGACCTCTGGTCTGTCGGGATCGTCAGCATCGTGCCAAGTGCAGCACTGGCAAGTCGCAACGGTGTGGAGGCAACCGACGATGACCTGGGTATCAGCGACGTGTGCCTGGAGGAAGTGGTTGCCGACCAATTAACACATTCTCAGGCAATCGACACCATCGTCAGGATGTACCTGCGTGGCGGGATGATCATGCAACTCGGCGTCGAGAAGGTCGGCCTCAGCACCACCGAAGTTCACATAGCCGATGCTCTGGCTGCCAAGGGTCGGAAGTTGAGTGTGCAGCACGGCAATCTGGTCCTGCTAAGGCCGGCTGGCCGAAAGCTGGAGAATCGTATCAGCTCGGCCTTGGAATGGCCTTTGAACAACGGCAAACTGTACTACTCGACCGGCATAGCACCCGAGTATGTGCAGAAGTTAAAAATGGAAATGGACCAATTTGGCTTTGCTCATAGCGATATTCTCAACATGTGGGCGTACGC